CCCTACCCCTCATATAGAGCGCAAACTCACAACCCGAAAGTCGTTTGCGCTGGTCAGAGCCCCTACCCAGCGGGCGTTCGGACGCCCGCCGATTCGCTCGTCTGCTCGACCAGGTCGGGTGTGAGCGGCCCGATGCCGCCGATGGCGGCGGCCGCCACCTCGTCCGGCACGGCGCCCTGGTTCGTGGCCGCGGCCAGCTCGCCGGGGCCGAGCGGCCCCGCCACCAGGCCGGGGTCCGGGAACCCCTGGGCGGCCTTCTGCTGGGCAGACACGTCCTGCAGGCGCTCCATCTTCTGCATCTGCTGCTCCTCGGGCAGGTTCAGGACCTCCAGGATTTCCTGGTTGCTCCACCCGAACTTGCGGGCGAACCTGGCCACGAGGGCCGGGAGCTTCACGACGGACGAGCCGTCGGGGCCCGGCTGCGCGTACGGGCCGAGGAAGTTCATCTCGGCGATGGCGTCGTCGCGCTGCTGCTGGCGCGTCTCCGCCTCCTTCGGCGTGAGGTGCACCTCGAAGTCGTACTCGAAGACGATGTCGTCGGCGGTCCAGGCCCACTCGACCTGGCCGAACATCGGGTCCACGTACCGGAGCATCCGCTCCTGCGTGTAGAACTGCTGCATCAGCTGGAGGATGCGCCGCGCGATGGCGATGAAGAACGCCTCCAGCACGTTGCGCTTCTCGGCCTGACGGGCAGCGGAGGCGGCCACGACCTCGCTGGTCTCGGTCGCCGTGCGCTTGCGGTCCGGGAACAGACCGCGCATCAGCTCGTTCACGCCCACCAGCTCGCGGATGTCGTCGAGCAGCTTGTCCGGGATGCCGAACACCTCGCTCGGCATGACCGGCGGCTCCAGCGGGGTGATGCTCTTCGGGTCGTGCTCGCGCGACACCGAGACGTAGGCGCCGTACTCGGGGCCGGACAGTGCGTCCTTGGCCTCCTGGGTCAGCGCGTCCTCCGGCCCGGCAATCTTCGGCACGAACCGCTCGACGTAGTTGGCGAGCTTCGTGCGGTACACGTTCAGCTCGTCCAGGCTCGGCGTGATGAGTTCCATGTCGCCGATGCCGCGGACGTGGCGCGAGGTCTTCCTCAGCACCAGGGGCACGAACGGGTTGCGGTTCACGCGGTCGAGGTTCGCCGCGAACGGGTTCACCGTCTCGTTCAGGAGCCACTTCTGGTCCTTCACGAACGTGCACACCGTGCCGGTGTCGAGGTCCGTGAACTCCACGACGGTGACGAGCATGTCGTCGTCGTCGGGCTTCCCGTTGTTCTGGAGCAGCTCCTTCTCGATGGTGGAGTCGCCCTTGAGGTCGTCGAGCTTCTTCAGCGTGCGGTTCCGGCGGCAGTAGTCGCGGAACGCGGGGTTCTGCCGCACGTCCTCGACGGGCAGCTTCGTGTACTGCGCCACCCAGCGGATGTCCTTCACGCGCTTCGCGCTCGGGTCCCAGCGGACCTGGTCCCACGGGACGTAGTCCACGACGATGCGGTCACGGAGGACGAACTCCTCGTCGACCGTCAGCGGCACGAGGTCGGCGATGGTGTCGGGGTCAGGGGCGCCCTGGCCCGCGGCGACCGCCTCTTCGATGAGCGACTGCACCTCGCGGAGCACCTCGTCCCGCGCGCGCGGAACGGTGCGGAGCACGGTCGCGTACTCGTACGCCACCTTCACCCAGCCGATGGACGCGACGAGCGCGTCCTTGATGGCGAAGGCGGCCTCCTCGTTCACGTCGCACAGGTCCCACTCCTTGGTCAGTGCGGCGGTCGCGAGCATCGCCTGGGCAGGCGTGCCGCGACCGAGGTTCTTAACGAGCGTGTCGACCTCGACGGCCGTCATCGCGGAGAACAGCGAGTCGATGGTCGCGACGCCGGTCCCCACGTTCACGCGGTGACCCTTCGGCGTCATCTGGTTCTGCTTCGCGAGGTTCTCGTATCGCGACCACCAGTCCTGCGCCTTGGGCTCCCACCGCTCGAAGTCCTTGTCGGCGGTGAACAGGCGGTGGTTGTACACCTTCGCCTTCGCCTCGTCGGACTGGTACACCCGGTAGCCGGGGGTCTCTGGCATGTTCAGCTCCTGGCCCGGATGACACCGGGCTGCCACTCGATGGGCTGCTCGACGGGGCCCCCGAGCCACTCATGGTCGTCCTGCCGCAGCAGCTGCTGCACGACGTAGCCGTACTGGTCCTTCTGGTACTCGCGCTCGACCTCGGGCTTCGGCCGCCGCGCGGCGTGCCCGAGCACCGTCGTCACGAAGTACCTGATGGGGTCCACGAAGTGGCTCGTCCAGTCATGCACCGGGGCCGTCCCGATGCGCGTACCGTCCGGCGTGATGTTCCACTTGTGGGACGCGAACGCCCCCCACAGTCGCTCGGCCGCCTCGTCGATGACGAGTCGGTCGGCAGCCAGGAGGTTGTTGATGATGCGGATGCCGTCGTCGATGGGGCGCTTGGGTGCTGGCGTCAGGATGACGCCGTGCGCCGCCATGTCCTGGATGATGGACGTCCCCGACGACAGGGCGCGCTGGCGACCCGCGGGGTCACATACGTTGAGGACGGGCAGGCGCCCGTACGTCGCCAGGCAGTGCTCCTTGTGAACACCTGCCCATTCCTTGCTCGTGCGGTTCGGTGACTCCAGGCTCGTGAGCCCGTACACCTTCGGGACGAGGACCTTGACGCCCGCGTTCTCCTCCTCGACGTACTCCATCTGGAGGTAGTCAACGACGCCCAGGGCGCCCATGCCGAAGTCCCACGCGCTGTACAGCTCCAGCTCCGGCCGGAACGGCACGGGGCCAGTGTGCTTGCTCTGGTCCCACTCGAAGAACACGGCGCCGTCGACCGCGCCGACGAACTCGCCGTACACCTCCTGCCGGGCGAGCCGCCCCTTGTACTCGGCGAGCAGCTCGGGGATGTACTCCTTCGACAGGTTGCGGCGGTTCTCGAAGGTCGCGGCCTGGTACCACTTGCCCCCGCGGACGCGGTCGCGGCCGTTCGGGTGGAACTTGTGGTACATCCAGTCGAAGCCGTTCGGCGTCGACGTCACCCAGCCCTGGTGCTTGTACCCCCGCTGACGGAGGCGGCCCCAGAGGATGCGCCACGACTCGATGCCGACGTTGCGGCCCTCGTCGATGTGGAACCAGCTCAGCTCGACGCCTCGAATCCAGTTCGGGTCGTCGAGCGAGACGAAGTAGATGGTGGCCTCGTGCGGGCATGTCTCCCGGTTCGGGCACGGACAGTTGGCCTTCAGCCGCGCCGTCCACTCGGACTTGTTGTACGAGGTCGACTGCTTGCCCGTCTTCCAGAGGCCGGTCCCCTCCATGAACTCGAAGAAGGCCGGGAGGATGACGACCCGGAGCACCGGGTAGCTGGCGGCGGAGATGACGCCGCGCGGGCCGGTCGCGCCCTGCAGCGGCTGCTGCGACATCGCCAGGCCCTTGGCGAACCCGGCGAACGTCTTGCCCGAGCCCAGGCCGCCGATGTACGCACAGCCTCGGGCGCCGTCGTTGACGAAGCCGTACTGCGCCCCTGGGTTCAGGGTGATGGTCTTCACGCGGTCTGCTCTTCCTCGACCACCTCGGTATCGCTGACACCGTCTGAGACATCGGCGATGCCGTCGCTGTCGCCCTGCTCGAAGCTGATGCCGTCTGCCTCCCGCGCAGGTCCGGGCGCAGGCTCCTCGGCGGCCTTCGCCTTCACGGACCCCTGCCGCGGGATGGCGTATTCCAGGGCCTTCACGGCGAACTGGGCGCGCTCCTTCGGGTCGAGCCCGTCGTACGGGCCGACGCCGGTCGCGGCGTCCACCAGCTGCTGGGCGAGCTTCTCGGCGTTGTCCTCGAAGACCTGCAGGGCCTTCCGCAGCTTCGTCTGGGGCCGGGCGCGTCGCGCCTCACCGGACGCCTTGCCGCCGCGGCTCCCCGCCTCTGCTGCTGTCTCCGTCGTGAACCGCCCGCTCCGCGGGACGGTGTCGCCAGTGCTGCTGTTGAACTGCCCCATGCCCGCTTCACCTCCCGCTGCCCGTACCGCTTCCCATACCGCTTCCCTTGGGGAGGGAACTGAGGAAGGAGGGGAAGACTTCAGAGCCTCGAAGCAAGAGCAATGGGCAGTCGAAGAGAGCAGAACGATGAGCTTCGCTCTGAAGACTTGCACCCCTCACATAGAGCGCAGTCTCACAACCCGAAATGCAGATGTGCAGGTCAGAGGATGTGAGATTTGTGCAACGAGTTGCAACAAGCGCCACGCCCGATGGGATTCCGGTACGCCCAAGGTAGGCATGGACGAGGGGGCCCCAGGGGGCGGGGGGTGAGGTCCGTCCCGCAACGGGCAGGGGCCGAGAAGGGCGCTCTGGCCGCTCCGCGGCCAGCTGGGCTGCTGCTGCTGTCTGGGGAGTGATGCGTAGCATCATCAAGGCCAACGGTGGGGACGACGGGGAGGCCGTAGGCCTCAGAGCGATGGGCAGTGGAGTGGTAGCACGTCAACCCGTAGGGTTGGGGCTCGCGCAGTCAGACCCTGGTCTGACGGAGGGCAAGGGCCCCGCCCTCCGCGCACGCGGGCGGCGACGGCTCAATGGCTACGCCATTGCCATCAGTCATGACAACTCGGCGCAGCCCTTTCAGGGCTGGCTCAGTTCTCCGCAGCGTAGCTGCTACGAACTGGCTTGGCTGCACATCGTCGTGGCTCGGCAGCTGGCCACTAGCCCGACGCAGCGTAGCTGCTAGGGCAAGTGCTTTCGGCCTAGGCTGGGTCGCGGCCGCGCGTTTCTGCGCCCGCACATGACGCAGGTCATGACGCAGGGCCTTCGCGCGGGAGCCGTAGGCCGCGCGCCAAGGCGTGGCCTTTCGACCGATGGCAGCTGGCGAATGCCTGCCGAATCTGATGGCAGCGGCAGTCACCAGGCTGCCACCGAAGGTGAAGGGGCGAAGATGGAGCTGCGAACGAGGCCACTCGGGTCCTGGAAGGACCTCACATGGGACCGCGTCGACGCGCTGGTCGAGGCCGACGACGACGGC